CGTCCTTCACTGTCTGGCCCATCTGCTCGAGCGCCGTGGCGCGCTTGCCGCCGCTCTCAGCCAACTGCAGTTCCGCCTGGATGCGCGCGGCCATCGCGTTGTGCGCGGCCGCGTTGTCCACAGGCTTGACGCCGAGGAACTTGCCTATCTCTTCCGACGAGTAGCCTTGCTGCTGCGCCTCTAGTACCTTCGGGGCGAGGAACTGCTGAATCTCGCTCTCGGAGTAGCCTGCGGCGCGCGCTTCATCGATCTTGCTCACGGGCGAAAGATATCCTGCAGCGACTTACGGGGTTTGAGCGCCTTGTCGATGTCACGCGCGAGATCGCGCTGGCGCTGTTGCGCGCCACTCAGGAACGTCGGAATGGCGCGGCCGACGTACTTGGGCGAGTTCGGGTTGAGCAGTTCGCGCGGGTCGGCGTTCGGGTCTTTGCGCGCTTTCTCCACTTGCTCGTAGACGTAGCGCGTAAACGCCACCATACGCGACGGGCCGAGCGGGTCTATGCTGAGCATGTTGCTCTTGTCCAGTTCAGGCTTCAACGTGCTTAGTACGTTGCTGACTTCGCTAGCGAGCGTGTAGCCGCCCTCACCGCGGTTGGCGTATAGACGATTCTCGAGCCAGGTTGCGTCATCCTGCGACAGCCCTTTCCCGTACATCATCCACACGCGCTGCGGGTCCACCAGGCGACCGGTTGTCCCCGGCGGCGAGTCGATCGCAGCGCGCATATCGTTGAACACTTTCGGGTCAGTACGCGCGGCTTCAGTCTTGCCCTCTTTCGCCATGCGCTCCATGACGTCGATCAGGTGCTCCGCTGTTGCGGTCTTCAGGTCCTTGTTGCCGATAATGTCGCTTTCCTTGGTAGTGCCGTCACGCAGGCCCTTGTACAGATCGCGGCGGGCTTTGTCGTTCGCTTCGTCCTTGCGACGCTCAGCCTGTGTGTGCTGGTACTCGGCGTCCACGCGGCGAGCGCGGTCGGTGCGGTCTGCTTCCCCCTGCACCATCCGAATCTGCTCGCCAGTGAGGTCCCATTTCTTGCCCGCAATACCTTCGCGCGCCAGCGCGGGGTCGCGCGCGGCCGTAGACAGCGCCGCCTCTAGCGTCAGGTTGCTTCTTAGCGTCGTCGAAATGTGCCTGGCGACTTCCGGGTCTGTGCCTTTCTTCGGCAGCGAAGCCGCGAAAGCATCAACGGTGCCGAGATAGAAGTCCAGCAACAGCGGATTGCGCGCCAATCCGCCGCTCATATCGCGCAGCATGGTGTCTGCTTGTTGCCGCGCTTGGACGCCGGCGCGTTTCACGGCAATAGCACTCGCCTGCGCGTCGAACATCTGGTTCGTACCGGCCACCGCGACATCGAGCGTATCCTGCCCTTTGCGCGTCGACACGCCCTCGCCAAGCTTGGCGAGTTTCGCGTTCATTTCCTCCTTGATCTTGTCCAGCGGCTCGTCGTTCAGCGCCGCATCGTCCAGACGTTTCGCGTACTCAGTAACAATCTTCGCGCGACCGACCACGACACCGCGCGCTTCGGAGTCGCCGATGTCCTCGTACACTTGCTTCCCGGCGTGGCCGGCGCGCGCGAACTCGGCCCCCACGTCAGCGCCGAAATCGGACGCGGAAGCGCGACGACCGCCGATGGCCGGCAGCGTGCCCATCTCGATTTGCTTGTACGGGAGCTTCGGCATTATGTCCTCTTGATCCTGGCTTGCGAGTAGCCGCCAAGGAGTTCAGTCCCGGCGCGCAAGTAGCCTGCTTTTTCCGCCTGCGCGCCTTGCATGGTGTCCAGCGTGGACGTGTTCTGGTAGCCCTGCGCTTTGATCTCGCCGGCGTAGATGATGCGCTGCTTCGCGAGTTCACCTTGCGCCACGGTGTCGCCGATCACGTCCAGCACGCTGCCGCTCTCAGCGGTGCCGCCGGATTTGCCTTGTGCGGCACGGATCGCGCCCAGGCGGATGTAGTTCTCTCGGCGCTCCTGGTCAGCCGCGACGATCGCTTCTTGGCGCGCGAGCGTGGCGTTCTGGTCGGCAATGGTCGAGTTGAACTTGGCCGCAGCTTTAGCTGCCTGGCCCTGTTGGATAGCACCGTATGCCGCAACACCTGCGGCAATATAGGGAATGGCGGCGGCGAACCACGGCATTTTAGTTAAACCTCCAGTACGCGATGTGGTCTTCTTGTTCGGGGCCGTACGCCGTCAGAATACCCGGAGGGTTTTCGACGACGAAGCCGAGCAGCCTGGCCCACCTGTGACCCGCCGCGAAGTCGCGGCGCACCGTGAAGTCGATGCGGCCGACTACGGCGTCCAGGTGCGCAATAGCGGCGCGGGTGATAGCTAGCATGTGCTGACTACTGTGTTTGTTCATGTACGCCCAGCCCATGTGCCGGTTGCGCCACTGGCGCATCGTACCGCCGCACAGGATCGGTTTGTCGTCACAGATGAAGGTGTAGGAGTTCATGCGCTCAAGATAAGGCAAATCTTCCTGGCTGACATACGCGCCCATGCCGCCCTCGGCAGCGCCATCTTCGTGCAGCCAGGCCAGGTGCCATCGCTTGAACGGAACGGTAGCGTAGCTCATGAATCGTCGCTCACTGTGTATTGAGGCATGATGGCCGCCACGGTGGCGGGGAACGGGCCGTCCGCGCGCCAGTACACCTGCCCGAGCAGATCGTAGTCGCCCTCGAAACGCTTGCGCACCGCGCCGGTAAACAACGGCGTTGCCTGACCGAAAGCGTCGCCCCACTGTCGGTTGATGATCTCCGACAGGTTATCGGCGTCGCGGCCGAACTTCAACCCGAGCGTGTCGATCAGCCAGAAGCCGACGCGGGCGATGCGTTTGATCTTGCCCTGCGCCGATCCGTCCTGCGCGCCGCCCTCGAGCGGCATCGTCTGGCCGTCGCTGTTGTATGCGTAGCCAAGCGTGATGATGCTGAAGTCTCCGTTCAAGGTGATCGTGCCGTTGGCCACCGTGACATCCGGGTGCTTCGTGCCGTCCGCGTACACGCTCACCGTCTCGCCTTCCAGGTGCCACAGGCCGGTGACGGTATCGGACGCCGGGCTGTTCACGGTTGTCCAACCGCAATCGAGATGGAAGGCGTCTTCCTGCACGTCCTCCACTTCCCATATTTTGCTCATGTATTCGATGTAGCGTTTCTCGCCGCCGTTGATGTAGCGCTGCACAACCATGTACAGTTCGTCGCGCGTAGCCTCCGGCTCCGGCACAACGGCCAGGCTCTCCACGACGGGAACGAGCAGCGCGTCTGCGTCGCTCTGCCCGCCCAACTCGTGACGGTGCCAGGCGGTAACGCCTTGGTCACGCTCGTAGGTGAAGCCGGTGAGCACGCCGTCGCCCCTGCGGCCCCACACGATCGCCTGCGGCTGTTCCTGGTACACGATCTCGTCGAGGCTCGGGCGCGTGATGTGCTCCGCGAGCAAAGTCATATCTGGCGCGCGGAAGCCGTCAGCCTCGAACACGTACGCCAGTTCGCGCAACTTGCGCGCGGCGCGCTGCACGAACAGCACAGCGCGGCCGGCGTTCACGGGCGCAGCAGACGTGCTGCCGTAGCGCGAACTCGGGCGGGCGCTGATGTTCGTCGGCGTGATCGCCTCCGTGAGACTGGCGGCTTTCACTTGCCATTCGCCTCGACTGGTGCCCGCCAGCAATCCTTTCTCGCTCGACGACAGCCAGCGGATCGCGTTCACATCGTCGCTGTTCAGCGTGAACGCGACAGCGTTGTCGTCCGCTACCGTGCCATCCGTGGCAGTCGGCGAGAAGTTCGTATACGCGCCGGTCTTCGAGCCGTCCAGGCGCTGCGGCGATGTCGCCGCGCCGGCCAGCCACAAGCGGTCCTCGTGGAACGTGCCGACTGCCGGGAACCCGGTCGTGTCCGACCACAGGCCCATGCGCCACGTTGCTTTGGCAGCCGTGGATGTCAGCGTCAGCAATACATCGGCAGTAACGACAGTGGTGTTGGTGCGGCCTGTAATGACGACGTAGCCCCATGTGCCGCCCTGGCTCATGCGGATAAAGCGACCGACGTCTGTCGTCTGAAACCCCGTGTTGTTGTTGATCCCTGTTATCGCGCTGGCGGTGATCGTGATGCCTGTTCCCGTCGCCGCGCTGGGGGTCAGCGTCGTCGCCGTGGTGTTCGTAGCCTCGTACGGCCCGTCGGTGAACGTGATGTCGCTAAGTGTCCACGACAGCGCCGACACGCGCACCAACTGCTGCGGCGGGAAGTCTGGATGCAGAATGTACAGCACATCGGCCGACTGCGTGAGCCGAATATCGGCGATATCTGCTTCAGCAAAGGTAGTCGTTACTTCAAAGATCGACGCCATGTTGCCGGACGTGAACGTACCGTAGGCAGTCGTGGCGATCGCGTTGCCGTCCGAGTCGTACAACTCGAACGTATCGGCGGTCTTGTTCGTGACGACGACTTCGCGGCTGCCGAGTTGTGTCATGCCGACCATGCTCGACAGGTACAGCCGGTTGCCGTTGCTGTAACCGTGTGCCACTTTGGTAACGACACCAACTGCCGCTTTCGTGATCGACGTGATGCTCTGCGCCGTGTTCGTGAGGATGCCGTGCTCGGTGAAGAACCGGATGTAGCTCTCTCCGAACTCCAGCACGTAGGTCTGTGTGACGCTGTACTGGAACGGCACCACGCGGCTCACCTTGTCGTGGTGTCGCGTCTGGTGCAGGTAGGCCGTGCCGGGGCGGCGCGTCCACGGGCCTTGCGTCAACGGCAAAGCGTTGAGACAGACGAACAGCGACATCGCGTACTTCTCGAGGTCTTGCCGCCCGAGAAGCAGCGTGCTAAGTTCGCCGGCGTTTACGCCATGTTGCGTGTCGGATGCACGACCCATTACAGCCTCGCGTTAACCCAACTGTCTTCCGGGAACTCCTGCGCGGGTTTCTCGACAGCGCCGAGCCGCCTTGCTTCCGCGATCGCCATATCGTAGTCCGCCTTGATGGATTCTTTCCTCGAGGTACTGCCCGTGATCTCTTCGCACGTCTGCAGCGCCAGGCGGCAGGCGAACGCTTCGATGAACAGCGCGTCGTAGAAAACTGGATCGTCGATGCGCGCGATGTAGCGAATCTGCAGCGGCGACGCATCGGCCGTGACTATGTACAGCCCCTCGATGCGCCAGTCAGTCGCTTGGCCTGTCTCGTCGTCCAGAATGAGAAACAGAAAGTCATTCGGCAGCGAATACCGCTTCCAGTCACCCCACGCCGCGTCCGTCCCGTCAGCGGCGATGCTTTCGCGCTTGATCGCGAAGCCCCACCGATACCGGCGCAACTCCGCGTCGCGCATCAGCGCGTATGCGGCGCTCATTGAACGCGCGTTAGCGTCGTCCTGGTCGAGCGCCGAGATTCGCGCAGCGCCGAGTTTCTGCAGCGCGAGGTTGGCGATCGCTACTTTTGAAGTTGCCATGTCCCTAGTTCCTTATGAGGTTCAGCCGCAGCCAGTTAGACAAAGGATGCGGTCCCGCTTCCAGTTCGCTCTCTTCCGGCGTTGCGGAAGTCTCTCCATTTCCAGAAATCGTCGCGTTCTGGGCTTGCAACCCGCCAGAAGCCGTTCTGTTGATGACGCCGGATGCCGCGATGACGACGCTCCCAGCCGCCAGCGAGCCTTCAGCCGCGCGCCCGACTACTCCTGATCCGGCTAGTGCCGCGGATGCCGCAGAAAGACTGCCTGTGCCTGTGCGCCCGATAATGCCGACGCCCGCGAGGCTAGTCACCTGAGCGGACAGCGCGCCGGAAGCCGCGCGGCCAACCACACCAGCGCCGGTGATGCTGGTCGCTTGCACGGTAAGCGCCCCAGTCGATGTGCGCCCATGAAGCGCGGCCCCGGAGACTGCCACCGCTTGCGCATCAAGATCGCCGGTAGCATCGAAATTAGCCGCGCCGCCCGCCGCTGGTGCAATCGGCCAGACGGAGGCGGCGTAGATGCTGCTCGTCGTCGTCCAATCAACGGTTACGCTGCCGCTCGATATATTG